AAGACCGCTCAAAAACGGAGCGGTTTTGTGTAATCTATTTTTGATTTTATACAGGTTTTTAGTCAGATCTTTAAGAAAGCAATTCATTAACTCGATTTTGAACCGCTTGTGCGTCGTAACCAGCGGTTGTTAAGTTGTCGAAACGCTCTTGACCGTTACCCCAAAGGCCTTGCACGACCTCATTGGCTATGGTATTAAGATCTACGGTGTTTCCACCACCTAAAAGGCTATTTACTTTGTCTTGAACCTCTTCGGCATCATAACCTGCATCAGTTAGTCTGTTGAAACGCTCTTGACCGTTACCCCACAAACCCTGTAATACTTCTTGCGCTACGCTGTCAAGGTCTGAACTAGCGCTATTGATTGGTGTTTCGTCATTTAAAATAGCGTTAACTCTATCTTGAACGACTTGTGCGTCATAACCAGCATTTGATAGGTTATTAAAACGTTCTTGCCCATTACCCCAAAGGCCTTGCACGACCTCGTTTGCTACGGTATCAATGTCTGTACTAGTGTTTTTGCTGATCAAAATATCTTCTTCATCGTCATCTAGTAACACTATATTCTTGTCAAACGGATTGCTTGAGTATTGCCACCAGCGAATGCCGTCCATAGATGGGAAGTATTCAAAATCAGCATTCCCATCATTCAAACCATACCCGGCAATCCAAAGACTGTTTGGGAATTTCGCAAGAATCTGTTCATAATAAATATTATTAAGCGTGAATGGCTTGTAGCTGTAATAGATTGGCTCGTAGCCATTTTCTTTGAGGATTTCCATGAAGCGAATACAAGCATCTGTATTTGCCTGTTTATCTCCGCTAGCGTGATCTTCATAATCAAGACACAAGTATTTTACTGTTTGAGGTACATTATCAAGGAAGTAGCGTGCCTCTCGTTCGGCTTCTTCGATGTCACCTCCAAACCAAGCAAAGTGATAAAACCCGATAGGATTTGATTGTTCCACCTGAGCAGACAAGCAAGGGTTAATGTATGTCGTACCTTCTGAAATCTTGATAATAGTGTTAGTCGTTCCTATATCTTCCATAATACCCTCAATATTATGGCCGTTGTGTGAAGATACATCGATGAATAAGTCGTTTTTTTTCATTTGTTTATTCTCCTTTCCAAGCTTCATTCATCTGCTTGACCGCTGACTCAACGAATGTATCCAAGTCCTTATCTGTCATGCTGATGTTGTATTTGCTAAGCTCTGCACGGATTTTAGTTCGTGCTTGCTCCAACTTCTCTTCGCCTTTGTATCCAGTCTCAGAAGCGACTTGCTCAACTGCGTTTACTGCGTTTTTGGCCAAGATTTCAACAATCTTGATGGTCTTTTCTCCACCCTTTTTGACAAGAAAATCCTTAATCGATTTGACTACGATACCAGCTAGGATAGTCAAGATTCCAGTTGCTGAAGCAATAATGATTTCAGTAATTTGTTGCATGTGTTATTCTCCTTTATTTTTATCTTCGTCTTTTTCAAGTAAGCGCTGAAACGCTTTTAAAATCGGCTGAAAAAGAGTGACATTTCCTTTTAATTTGCGGTAATTTTCAATGAGTGATTGAAAAGTAAATGCGATGTACCCGAGATAGATTGAGTACAAGAATGCAAAACCTGTCTTTTCAGGCAACAAAACGGACATCGGAATGAGAATCATCAGCAAGAGAACTCCTAAAATCTTGCGAAGGAGCCCATTGATGCCGATTTTACTCTTATACTCAATGTCTGGGTTGACAATAGCTGCAATTGTCCCTGTCACAAAATCAATAATTTCCATTGAAACAATTAGCGCTAGAGCATACAATACCAAACCATCTTCTGTTTGGATAAGGCTTCTAAAAAAATTGAAAAATTCAATATGCATATTCACCTACTACTCTTTATGTTCATCTGTTTCTAGCTCTGCCAAAATAGCATCTTCGATCTTATAACGCAGTTCTCGCAACTCTTGTTCATGTTTACGCATGCTGCTACGATTTTTAGCGTACAAATCCGGGTCATGCAGTGTTTCAGATGTTGTTGAAACAGCTTCATTGTCTGTATTGACTACAGTAGTTTTGACCAATTTTTGTTGATCTCCATCTTGTGCGAAAAATTCAGCTACTAGCTGACGTGTTTTAGTGACTTTTAGCATTGTCATTTCCTCCTTTATAAATTAATTATCCGTTAATAATTAGGGATTTTTTACGATTGTTATATTTTAAATGATACGTTATCAAAGTTGAGCCATGTAGCGTCAACGTTCTTTCTTACAACTATTTCTCCCGATGTTAAAATACATAAAACTGCGATTGTAAAATCATCGTTGAGCGCAAAAACGTAAGTTGAATGTAACGGTCTAAATCCCACTGGTAATTGAGCTATAACCGTTCCGTAAGCTGTCTTCCCTTTTGTTCCGACTCCACGCAAAAATACTACTCCATCAAAAGACTTTGAATATTGTACATCATTGTACTGCTGATGATGTTGCCACCCATTTTGTAGAGTTATGTTTCGCCAAGGAGTCGGATCGCTTTCTGATTTTAGCAAAGCTACATAATCAGAGTTGTTAGTGGATTTTGATTGTTGCACTAGGTAGCGCCATGGCCTCCAGTTGTTATCAAAACCATTCTCCCTAACTGCCATATATCCTACAGATGTTGTGAATCGTTGGATACATTCCTGAGAGTTAGGGTTAGGTCTGAAGACCTCCAACATCCCCCAAGCCCCAAATGGATTGTTTTGAGAGTTGCCGTCTATCCACCAAAAGCCAGTATTTTTCATGGAATTAAAATCCTGTTTAATGATCTTCCCACATCCATTATTGTCAGTGATTTGATACTGTTGGATAGGCTGATTATTAGCGTAGATGTCACCCTTAACATCAAGAGCGCCTTGCTCACGAATTTTGTTGACGCCCACGCCAAAGCGGTCATAAGACAAAACCACGCTCTCTGTGGCCACATTGACCATGAAATCAGTCCGTGTGAATTTGTCCTCAAGCGTGCCGATCACAACCCAGGACTGATTTGCTAGATAGTTCCCAGCAAGGTTAGCTTGTGAATTGACTAGACTTGAGATACTTGTCCAGGCTCCAGTAGCTTGTCCTGTATCCGCTTGAAAATTAGTAGTACCAAGTCTTGCAACTTTGAAAGTCAAGCTCATTGAGTTCTTTTGACTCCCTGATACTGTCAGAGGTGCAATCTTGGCATTTCTTGTGACCGTCAATGTGCTAGATGTTGAACCTGTTCTTACAATGCTAAAGCTAAGCGCTGGAGCAAAATACTCAAGCACTGTTACAGATACCTCTCTAGTATCTGACCATCTGCCACGGCTATCAGAGACTCTTGCTCTGATTTTGATAGCTCCGTGGTAGTTCATAATGCCAAGACTGCCACCGTTTGAACTTGTGGATTGGTTCTTGCCGACAATCTCAGCATAGTATCCAGTGATGGATGAGCCGTAAGAACCATCTGCGCCATTAAACGCTACTTTGATGTTAGAGATAACCTGGATGAATGTGTTACCATTTGGGATGAGATTTTGTGCTGCACCATTTAGATCCGACAATGAAACCCTTGCAAAAGTAGGCTTGATATTTGCTGGTACGCTAGCCGTCAGTGTGGTTGACTGTGTGCCAGTCTTGGTAGAGCCTGAATACGTATCAACGTAGATGGTCCCTGTCCCACTCTCTGAGTTTGGGATGTCATTGGCAAAGTCAAGAGGAATCGTCCAGCTAGTGGATGTGTCTACATTGTTTGCAATCGTTCCACTCTTACCAGCCCAGACATAGCGCACTGTATGCTTAAAACTGGAACTTTGACGGTTAATGTTGATAGTAACCGTACTGCCAATGACCCCAGCGCTCACGCTCACAGAGCTAGATCTTGGGATTGTTGTCAAAGTAAACGAGTTACCATCAATATTTAGATCACCAGGAGACCATCCACCACTCCCTGAAAAGCTAGCGGACAAATTAAATGTCTTGGTTCCGTCTGCGTTATGGCCGACTGTGACAGTTCGGTCAATTAGCATGATTACCTGATTTTGACTAAGCATTGATGGACGTCCTGACCAGTTGATAATCTGTCCATCAATAGTCACCGAAGCAGTACAGTTGTATTCTGCGAAAGTCGTAAAAGTATTTAACAAGGCAAGTCTAACCCTGACTTGACTGCTATTGTCTTCAATGCTCTGCGAGGTTTGATCTATCCACAATCTGATACGATAACCTCTATTAGTATTTGACCAAAAATCAGCCATTAAGCACCTCCTGCATATCTAATTACGTTCATATCTGGGTTAATGTGATACTGCTCTTCTCTAAAGCGTCCTATCTGGATACTTTTAGAGAAAATACCGTTCTCGATGTGGATTACACCTTGAGAAATATACATAACCTCGACACCAGCGCTAAACATTGAGATACGGCCGTTAGGATTGAACATCATGCTAGAGCTACCGTCATTCTTACCAATCACAAGCCCCTCATTTGAGGAACTCATATAGGTATCAATGAAATTCCAGCGGTCAGATAATTCTCCAAGATCCTTAGCAATATTAGAGACACGCTGGCTAGCTGCAATCAAATCTTTCTCAGCTTGTGCCCTTGCTGTCTCGTTGGCCTTGACAAAGTCCTTGTAAGCCTTTATCCAGTTATCTAAGTCATCAGCGCTAGCCTTAGCCTCAACCTCGGCCTGAATTATTCCAGCTTTCTCATTCAAAGCGTTCAGCTGTTCCTGAGTTAGACCTTGATCAGCTTTAGAGTTGATAGCCTCTTGCACGTCTTCGTCCGATAATCTGAAATCAGTCATTACATTTCCGATTTCAAGTTGTACGTCTGTAACATACAGATTAACAATCTTGTCATATCCGACATAGAGCATGACTGTTATTTCATCAAAAGCTATATTGTGCTTTGCTGAAAGAGAGACACGCTGGTATTTGTTGCTGATTTGGGAAACAGGTATATCAAGCCATGACTGTCTGGCAATAACTCCATCTTTTATAAAATGGATGCCAATGTGCGCCTCTTGAGGCGCTCCATCTTTTGCAAACAATGCTGAAACAGTAACCGGAGTGTCTGCTGGCTGAGGTAATGGAATTCTTTGGAAAATTCCTTTCCAGCGAGGAATAACAGTGTCATTCTCGCTGAACATATGCAAGCCTGACCTGCCTTTATTAGATGTAGAGTGAGTGAAATTATAAGCCAATCCATTTACAGAAGCTCTGCTCCACTTGTTCTCCCCAGAAAGAAACGAGGCGTTTCTGATATAGTTTTTAGCTCCTATGCTCACATTATCAAAGAGAGCTGTCCACTTATACTGTGCAGGATCCTGACTGTCTGCCTCAGTGAAGTCTGTTAGCGTACCTAGATAGCGTTTATTAGTACTGTCAGAGGTACTAAAACCATCACGACCGTCTGCAGAATTAGCCCACGCCCTGTGAAAATATGGTGTTCTTCCATCTGCTCCAGCTTTACCTGGTAGTCCATCGGCGCCATCACGACCTTTCCATCTCGTCCAGCGATAGTCGGCAGGATTTCTGCTATCTGTTGGATTAAAGTCAATGTACACCCCAACAAAGGCTTTGTCTGTGTTTGTTTGACTGAATCCACTACCTGTTGCATTATCAGCATAGGCCATGTGGGTATATTGCGTACGGCCATCTTCCCCTTTAGGCCCAGGAATACCTTGGTCACCTTTAGCTCCTTGCAAGCCTTGGAGACCTTGCAAACCACGTTCTCCACGATCACCTTTAGGGCCTATTGCTCCCTGTGGTCCAGGGTCTCCTTTGTCTCCTTTAGGGCCATTTAAGCCGTCTGATACATTTACTAGAGAAATTTCATCTACTGCGACTTCTTCATTATCAATGTAAGCTGCAACCGTCAAAGTAACTGCAGTAGTAACATCTCTACCTCTAGCTGTGTATGTCTGACCAGTTGTTACAATCCCATTTAAAGACCATCTCCAAGTAACTCCAGCTGTTATCAACTTACCGCCCTTGTAAAGTGCAGGAGTGATAACACTTTCACCAGCTTGATTTTTAAAGATGATTCCATTGCTAGTAGATAGCTTGATAATGTAAGGTTTAGACTGCTCAAATAAGCGCTCAAGAGCCTCTTGTATGCCGTCGGATAACTGATTTTCAAGCGCTTTAAAATTTGAAAAGATTGTTTTGTTGCTTGCTGGGTTTGAAAAACTGATTTTTTGTTCAGAAACACGGGCTTGAACTATCAATAGTGGGTTGAATCCCTCATCATGAATTTTGACTGTATCACCGATTTCGACATCGACAAAGCCATCGACTTCATAAGTGATTGCTGGATAGCAATGTTTTTTTAGTTCATTATATGCTAGACGTCGCAATTCTTTTGGATCGTCGGTATCGTAACTAAAATCTTTTCTTGTGTACTGGTCTAGTTCACCTGTTGAATGTGTGAACGTTGATGGATATAGCTGCATAGAGATAGGTGCAACAAGGTGAGCCCCTAATTGATAAAATTCACAAATTCCATCCTTGTTGTACTTTTTCCACTCGTCAAGACCACTTATTGTAACAACTTCTTCAACTTCCTCACCTTTATTATTTTTAACTCGTCTTTTTCCTGTTGGTTTGATTGAGTTAAAAATGCCAGTCTTATCAACTTTTCTAGTGATAGAATTGATATTTTTGCCATATTTTAACTGTATATCATTTCTGATACGGCCTACGCCTTGATGATTGTCATCGTTTTCATGATAGACATTGATAGAGAATTTCTTAATTGTACTGTCAGCATTTAACTGTGTATCAAATTCAATCTCTGCATCAAATCGTTTGGCTAGGCTTAATAGACGGGCCAGTTTGGTTTCTTGCCCCTCCCATTCCAGAGTACGCTTATAATCTGAAATTTCATTGATGCCGATGGATAGGTGAGTATAGTTTAACAAGCCCATAGCCTCACAATATTCAGCAAAGCTCATAGCCTTTGTAGCCTTGTAAGGGTTGGTTATCTCATTGATAAGCTCAAGATTGAGGTTTTCGCAATAACATTTAATTGTCTGCTCATTTTCTTCAACCTGCATAACGTTGAAAATAAAGCTCTTGCCATGATATTTGAAAGATACCCACGCCCGTTCATTCAGATAAGAATAGGCTTTTTGGGTTGGAGTGTCTGACTTAATAGCCTTTTTAAATACAGTAAATTCAAAAGTAGATGATCCTGTTTGTAAGCTTCTATTCCATGTATCACCATAATAATTAAGTGTACTTTGTTTGCGGTTATCAACAAAAGCAACCTTTTGTAAGTTTGCATCATGAATTGTTAAAAGCATTATAGCCACCTTTCTTCAAATTCGATTGTCACGGTTGGTTTTTTCTTTATAAAACTTGAAAAATACATCTCAAGTTTAGAATTTCCAGGCGGTATAGATAGCCATTGTGAGCCATCGACAACCTCTTCAGCTTTAGCGATTCCGTCAATATAGACCGTATCATCTTCACTGTTAATTACAACATTTGAACCGATAGGATAGCGATTAGGAATGTCTCTTGATGCTTGCACAAAGTCCTTACGATACATCAACTCATCAAGATATAAGTAAGAGATGATTGGCTTTCCGTGAAAAGCGCCTATCGTGACATGGATTTTAGCTGACTTTTTGCCCCTGATTTCAGGGACGACAAAATTATAGTATGAACCGTTGTAGTAAACTTGGATTTTCTCATCATTTCGCTTAATTTCAAACTGTCCTCTTGATAATGTAAAAGGATTTCTATTGCTATCGCTAGATGAGTCAAAATCCAAAGTATTGAGAAAGTTATAATCTCCGTTATTATTAGTGGCAAAGACATTAAATCCACAATATAGACCGTTATATCTCTTGTAAGTTTCAACCCCATACAAAAACTGACCTGCTGTATCAGATACAGCCACCTTGATAAAGCCACATTGAGCTATTGACTCAAGTTGATAGACTAATTTACAAAAAATGTAATCATTTAGAGAGCCTTTTTGACCTGTTGAGTCAGCTGGTATCTCCCATGATAAGCCTGTTGAATAGCTTTTATTATATATTCCGCTAAACTGTTCTCTTAATTTGACACGTTTCTTACTGCCTGTTGTAATTAGCTCCGATGTCCCAATTAAATTCTCTGAACCATTAGTCACTGAGCTATTTTTTACTGCTTGCGTCAACCCTTGAGCGATTTTGTCGCCTCGAAAGTCAAGCAAGACCTCAGAGCGCTTTACTGTTTCAGTATCAGCCTCCTCACGGTTTCCCATCTCAAAAGCCGTATTATTATTGACAAGACCTATATATCCATTTTCAGCATTATGCTTAACTCTGATAATTGGAAAGGCCTCAACCGTCCCATTGTTTACTAAGTCAAAAACCATTTTATCGGTTGTAGTTTGTGCATTTGAATCACTATTGAAATTCTTATAAGCTGTGCTATGGGCTACACCGTCTGGAACAATGAATTTTATAGAACCGGTTGACCTTCGACCGCTCGTTTCTTGCATTGAAATACTCTCAATCGGCATGGCCAGATAGTATTTGTCAGGCTCATCTGAAAATGTCAGCTCTTTAGGACTATCAACATTAAAAATACCCGCAAGCTTGTGCTTGAGGGTATTTCTGTCTTCGGACCAGATCGAAAAATCTACCTTGATATATTTTGCATCAATGGTTTGTTGCTGAATATTGACTCCGATTCTTGGTGCTTGGTCGATAGAGATAGAGCGATTGTTCCCGATATCTCGTTGGATGTCATGGATTTCAATAAGGTCTCGAAAATCAGTTTTATTGAAACGCATTGTAACTTCACTCATTCAAGCACTCCTTTCATTCTTAGTGTCATTCTTTCTCGCTCTCTCTGCTTCTTGGTTATAATATCCGTCACTACAGAACTATCCATATAAGTATCTGTGTCCTTGTTAAGGATAGCAGTAAGCAATTTTTCTAAACTTGCTCTCAGAATCCTCATCTCAGATACAACTTGCTCTGTATCTTGACCACTTTGAACACTAGTAGTTTGAATCGTGATATTGCGCTGTGCTTGTTCCATTTCTCGAAGGAATTTCGCATCACTCGGAATCCCGATACCTGAAGCATACTTAGGAACACCCATTTCATGCATCAGACGTCTGGTCTTATCTGCTCGCAACACCTTGGATCCTCTAGGGAGTGGAAGAAGGACATTTCTTCCTTCAGGAATGAAACTTCTGCCGTCTGGAAGAGTAACAAGCTCTTTATAATTACTATTTCTTTGGTCGTTGACGATAGCAAGACCACCAGGGTGATAATTGGTTCCGTGGGCATGCTTGCTTGCAAAAATATTTGTAAAGAAGTTGCCCGTTACACTATTGATCCAGCTTCGAATCCCTGAAAGTACACCAGAAGCATTGTCTCGAGCGTTGATAGTAACAGTTTTGTCCTGGATACCATTGACACCACTTTTGACCTCGCTAACAGTACCAGAAGTGCTATTCTTAGCAAGAATATCCACTGGATTATATTGCTTAATAGCATTGATAGCGCTACTTGTCTCGCTTCTTACGCCACCAGTCTGATCAGTTGCAAACAAATTGATAGGAGCTTCTTGTTTGGGTGAATTAACACTCAAAATCGCACTTCCGACAGCTGCACTCGTATTGTCTACCGCATCCAAAGACTTAGTCTCAGCAGATGCAAAATTCCAAGCTGTAATCTTATCGATAGATAACTGGCCATTGTTCAAAACATTCGTAGGATCTGCCTTCAAATCTTTTGTAAACGGAGTCGTAGCATTCCAGGTTGTCAAAGTATCAGTAGAGCGAGCTACTGCTTTTTGGATACTCTCATCATTGGCCAGCAACTCCTTCTGTTTTGGTGTGAGCGATTCATAGTTAGATAGAGCCTTTGAGGCTTCCTCTGCCTTGTTCATGATGTCTGTATTCTTCATGAGAAGTTCTTTGACTTCCGCCGGCATACTGTTCCATGTTTTAAGATGAGTTTCACTATCAAAGATAGCTTGTAGCCCAGCCTGGTTCTTGACAATCACTTGTTTCTCTTCGAGAGTCATGTCTTTCCATTTACCAGATTCGACAAGAGCCTCAGCAATAGTCACACGGGCATTTGAGTTGATTTCCGCAGTTTTAGCGATAAACTGCAATTGTTCCCAACCTTCCGCTGACTTAGCTGCCTCTCCGATAACTTCTTTCACATTGGATTTGACTTCAAATTTACCATTCTTATCAATGTTACCGACCAATAATGACCAGGCATCATTAGCCTCTTTCACTTCCTTGCTCATCTCACTAGTGTAGTTACCAAGGATACTATGTGAATTCCCAAACTTTTGAGAGGCTTCCGCAGCTTTCTTTCCGATTTCTTCATAGGACAGGCCGTATTCTTCCAGAACTTTCTTGGCTTCTTCCCAGTAGTTCCAACTTTGACCAGTTCGAGCTTTTACCTTAGCGTCGAGAGTTTGCATGACCTGATAGTACTTACTTCCCAAAGCTTCCATGGTTTGAGTATGGTTTGCTTCTAGGGTCTGCATTCTCTTATTGTAAGTCTCCTGGTCGATAACCTTACCGTCTAGCAACTCTTTCAACTCACTCTTTGAGTTCTCGTAGAGTTTCTTTTCTTCATCAAGAGCTTGTTTCAAAACATCTTTAGTATGCTTCAATTGGGTTTCATTTAGACTTCTGACATCGCCATTCAAAGCTTGTAAAGCCGCCTTCTGTTGCTCAGCTGACAAGTCCATCATAGAGAGTTTCGCCTTAATCATCTCATTCTGATTGTTCAGAATGATTTCTTTCTCCTCTTGAGAGAACTTACTTGCATCACCATTGTGTCGCTGATAAATCTCATTGATTTGATTCATCATAGATTCAGTATTGGATACGATCCGGCCATTTCTTTCCTTAGCTTTCGCAATATCTTCCTCGCTAAGGCCCCACTTAGCACCCAACTCCTCTATCCGTTTGTTGCTTTTATCTGCACCAGCAGCAATCTCTTCATAGAGTTTTTTAAAAGCTCCAGATACCTTTTCAGCATCTCCAGCATGAGTACCGAAGTTTGCGACTGCTGTACTAGTTTCATCAACTGTCTTTTGGAAGTTTCGCAATTCTCCACGTTGGACATCATCTAGAGCAGAACCAAATTCTTCTGCTTTAATGCGAGCTTCGTCCTTTTTATGGCCCAAATAAACTAAACCACCAGCTAATAAAGCGGTTCCCCCAACTAACAACCCAATCGGACTCGTAACCCCAGCTAAAGCTGTCTTAAGCAGTCCAGCTTTTCCAGTAATCCCAGCCAAAGCTGTCTTAAGTAGTCCAGTTTTTCCTGCAGTCTCAGCTACCTGAGTTCCCAGCTCAGCCGCTTCCGTACCCGCTTTTCCAAGACTCAATCCTTTGGAAAATAGATTTGCAACCTTACTACCACTTTTAAAAAGAAATCCTAAGCCCGTTGATGCATTCCCCAACATATTCAGCAATGGATACCCCAAAGCTAAGAAACCACCAAAACCAAGTACTAACTTCTGTGTACCTTCGGGTGCCTTATCTAACCACTCAATAAACTTATTTGCCTTTTCAATCATAGGTGTTAGTAGAGGTAAAAGTTTCTGACCAATATTGATTTGAAGTACTTCTAAGCTTGACTTGAATCTCTCCACTCCATTTTTAGATGATTTTGACAGCTCATCCGCCAATTTCTTAGTATAGCCACGAGCATTTTCAGTTTCCATTGTAAGATTACGTAGCGCATCCCCTCCTTGGTTGATAAGGGCATTCATCCCAGTTTGAGCTTCAACACCAAAGGCACGAGCAATAGCAGACGATCTCTCAGCTTCTGTCCACCCTTTTGTCGATTCTTTAATGCGATCGATAATGTCTGGTAACTTCAACGAACCAGACTGGAATTCTTCAACGCTAAAGCCTAGTTCGCGCATTGCTTTTGCATTAGATTTAGAAGGTTTCAATAGTTTTGATAAAGCCCCGCGTAATGCCGTACCAGCCTTTTCCCCAGCGATACCATTATCAGAAAGTAGACCGATAGCTGCAGACGTTTCCTCAATAGACATTCCTAGAGAGTGAGCTACAGGACCTATATACTCCATGGCTAGCCCCATATCTGAAAAGCCAGCCGATGTCTTATTGGCCACATAAGTCAAGCTATCTGTAACACGGTTCGTATCCTTAGCCTCTAGCCCAAACTGACGCAAGATGTTAGTCGAAGCATTCATTACCACGTTAAAATCATCGCCCGATGCCTTTGCAGCATCTAAGATAGCAGGCATAGCAGCAATAGTCTGATTAGCATCAAACCCTTTTTTGATAATTTCTTGCATTCCCTCATTGATCGAGGATGTTGAGATACCATACTGCTTCGCCCAACCTTTCGAACTCTCACCCAATTTTTGTGTGGTACTATTCAGTTCATCCGCAGTTGGGATGGTATCTGCTAGGAGCGACTTGGTCGTATTCATTTGACTTTCAAAGTCTATAGCTTTCTTAGTTGACAAAGCAAATCCAGCAGTAAGAACTGTAGATACAGGCTTCATAGCATCACCAATTGCACGGAGTTTTTCACCACCCCGATTAAAGGTATCTCCTAGCTTGTCCATCTTCCCAGCCCAGCTATTTTCGCGACCAACATCTTTCAAAGCTTTTTCAACTCCACGTAGCTGGTTTTCCATTGCTGCCAACTTAGCATTCTCACGCTGAATATCAGCAGCAGCTTTGTCAAAGTTAGCTGTTCCAGGATCGAGTTTATCAAAACTTTTCTTCATCTCATCCAACACTTTACGCTGTGAATCAATAGCTTGCCCTAAAGTCTTGTATTTAGCTTGAAGTAACCCAGCATTTTTTTCATTCCCTTTTAAAGTGCTATCCAAAGAACGGACATTGTTTTGGAAGTACTTTACAGCGTTTTTTGCACCATTCAGAGTAGGGTTGAACTTTGACACGTCCAGCCCTAGTTCGATATACATTGCTCCTAACGGCGTACCGCTTGCCATTTTGTTCTCCTTCCTAACCTCTCAGGTAAAAGAAAAAAGCCCTTGCGGACTTTTTTTATTTTTATTTCTTATAATCATTAAAAGCCATAGACAACATTGCCCATATAAAAACACCTAGGAGGCCATATCCATATAAAGGCAAAGAAGCAATGATGAATGGCGACAATAACATCTGCCCAATCGTATTCCCAAAGTTCGTACAAACACAGTAAATACCAAAACAGATATATATTACAAAAGTTAGTGTCCAAAATAGACACCGCCTGCGATTTTGTTCTACCATCTTCATCCTACTCACCTCCTTACCCTTATTATATGCCTATTGAAGTGTTTTGTAAAGCCTTTGCATCAGATAAGCTGGAGAAAGTCAGCAAGATCCATGACTTCCTCAGTTTTAGCAGATTCGGTTTCACCAAGAACGCCCATCAGGTCCTCCCAATTAGTATCCATAACATCCCGGATACTCATACCATAGGGACCCTCTGTGACTTGCTTGATAAAACCATAAAACCGTTTCAGCGCTTCACTTGGCTTTAGTTTTTCTCCTTTGGGTCAACATCACCCACGAGATGAGAGTAGATGTCTGCAAATACCGTAAAAATATCTGCCATATCCGTGAATTTCAAAAGCTCTTCCACTTCCAAATCTTCAAACAATGAGGCGATAAATTCCAATTGCTTGTCTAATTTCTCTACCTCTGACACATCAGATGATAGTGCTTCATTGAGAATCAAGTAGTCGCGATAATCCTTAGTAGTAATTTCCTTACTTGTCTTTTGAACATCTTGACCCTTTTCGTTTTTAATTAAAAATTTAACCTTAGCCATTTACTTTCCTTTCTAGAAAAAAGATAAAAAGAGAGCTTGCGCCCTCTTCCTACCCTGCAGCAACCATTTTAAGTTGTCCTTTGAATTTTTTGAGCTTGGCGTCATCTTTACCAATGTATTTCACATAGTAAAGACCATTTGTTTCAGTGTCATCACTTGCAATAGCAGCGAAACTCAAGCTGTCGTCTGGAAGTTCTTCTTGCTTATCTTTAAGCGTTTCAAGTTCTTCAGCATCCATTGAAAACTGACCTTTGAAGAACCCGACTTGTGCCTGAGTCCCATTTGCAGTCTTAGACTCAAGCATGACAGCACAGAATGGAGCAACTGTATCAGCACCGATACCAATGATTTCATCTTTGACTTGATGTCCTAGGATTTTAGCGAGTACTGTTGAAGGAATATCAACCGCAGTCAGTTCCATCTTCACATCGCCAACACCACGATTGGATACGTGGTAAGCGACATCACTACCATAGGTTTTTACTGGATCACTTGCAAGACCTGAAATTTTAGCAGTACGAGTCGCACCTTTACCAGTTTGACCTTCAATTACAAAAAGGTTTTCTCCCAGTGTTGGATTAGCATTCCCATCCAACACACGAATTGTCATACGTTTAAAACCAACCAATGCCATTTATAGCACCTCTTTCTTTAATTTAGTATTCTTCATATAGAGCACTCTGACCCTTGTAGGTACGAGCGTCTACATAGCGCTTAATATCAGGAATCCACTGTTCCAGACCACCTTCAGTCTGATAAAATCCCTGATTTTCCATTATTTTTTCAATTCTTCCTTGGAGTTCCTTACACTCCACTCGATTAGTAGACTCTACATTGATTTGATAGAGAAAAGTCTTAGCTAGACTAGTATTGCTCCCACGAGCCGTCTGCATTGGAGGACCGATAGGGATAATGACAATACTTGTTTCATCATCTCCCAAGGTCTCAGGACGTTCAAATGACTTGATACTAATACCAGCTAAAGACTCATCCTCTTCCAAAGCGTTGTAGAGTTCAGTTAATTTGTCCTTAATCATTACAAAAACTCCTGTTTTAATTTCATGCCGACTTTAGATTTGAAGACTGGTTTGCTACCTTCAAAAAAGCGGCGCATAATACCGAAACCACGAGGATGCCCATTCTTTGCATAGCCAAATTCATTTAAGTGAATAAGAGTCCAACGAGGACTTTTAAAACCTAATTTAACCATCGGAACACCACTAGCAGTACCTGTCACATTTCCATGAACGACCGCACCAACCGTCTTCCCAGTGTTAGCGTACACCGCCATAGCCCGTTTGAAAGTTGGTTCAAACTCCTTAACCGTCTCCCTCAAAGCCCTGTTGACCTTTCTACGGACTACCCCCCCCCCCCCCCCCCCCCCCCCCCCCCCCCCCCCAACA